GGAGCTCCTGGGTGAGCATTCGGATGTGGCTGTCCGGTTTTGGGAGGCTTTGGGGGAGTCGGGTCAGGCGGTGTTTTATGAGCCGTCTGATTGGGCGTTCGCGGAGTTGGTGGTTTTGGCGATTGATAGTTTCGTGGCGAAGCCTTCTGCGATGATGTTGTCGTCGATTAATTCGATGATGAGTTCTCTGTTGGTGTCGGAGGCTGATCGTCGTCGGGTGCGGGTGGAGTTGGAGCGGGGCGAGGGGGAGCCTGGGGAGGTGACGGATCTTGCAGAAGTCCGCGCTCGCCTCGCTGCCGGCGATTGAACCTGTCTATATCGGTCCGTCTTGGAGGCGGGATGGGTCCGGGTTTGTTCTCCCTGAGTTTTCGTTGGGTTTCGAGCTGATCGTTTGGGTCAATGAGAATCTGCAGCATCCGAATGGTGACCCGTTTGAGTTGACGCCGGAGCAGAAGCGGCTTTTGGTGTGGTGGTATGCGGTTGATGACCGTGGCCGGTTCTTGTTTCGGGATGGTGTGATCCAACGGTTGAAGGGTTGGGGTAAGGACCCGTTTGCCGCGGTGGTTTCGGCTATCGAGTTTGTTGGGCCTTGCCGTGTGGGTCACATGACTCCGGATGGTCCTTCGGGGGTTCCGAATCCGGCGGCGTGGGTTCAGGTTGCGGCCACGTCGAAGGATCAGACCCGGAACACGATGACTTTGTTCCCTTCCCTGTTCACCAAGCAATGTGTTGCTGAACATGGGATTGATATTGGGAAGGAGATCATTTACGCGTATCGGGGTGCCCGGCGGATTGAGGCGGTGACTTCTTCGCCCAGGGCGTTGGAGGGTGGCCGGCCGACGTTCACGGTTGCGAACGAAACCCAACACTGGTTGGCCGACAGCAATGAGGGTCATGGGATGTGGGCGGTGATCCAGCGGAACGCGATGAAAGCTCCGGACGGCTCCTCGAGGGTGTTGGCTATTACGAACGCGTATGACCCGTCTGAGTTTTCGGTGGCTCAGGAGACTCGGGAGGCTTGGGAGAAGCAGCAGGCCGGCGAGTTCATGGAGTCGGGAATCATGTACGACTCCATTGAAGCCCCTTTGGACACTCCTCTCCGGTTGGACCGGTTGGACGGCGAGTCGGATGAAGCGTATGAGGCTCGCACGTTGGCGCATATTGCTGGGGTGATTGAGAAGGTTCGGGGCGACTCGTATTGGGTGGATCCGGAGACGTACGCGAAGTTCGTTATTGATCCGCGTGTTCCGCCGTCTGAGGCTCGCCGGTTCGCGTTCAACCAGATCACGGCGGCTGAGGATGCGTGGGTTGACCCCCGGTGGGTGGAGTTCGCGATCCGTAAGGATTTGCCGGTTTCGCCTGCGGACGAGTGGGTGTTGTTTTTCGACGGCGGCAAGTCGGACGACTCCACGGCCCTCGTGTTGTGTCGCCTGTCGGATGGGCATGTGGTTACTGGGGGTGTGTGGGAGAAGCCTCCTGGGGCCCGTGGTGATGGTTGGGTGGTGGACCGGTTCGCTGTCGACCTGAGAGTGCGTGAAGTGTTGTCGTCTTACCGGGTGGTGGCGTTTTGGGCGGACCCGTCTCATGCGAAGGATGATGAGGGGTTCGGGTTTTGGGACGCTGTGATTGATGGGTGGCATCGGGATTTCGGTGACCGGTTTCAGGCGTGGCCGGTCCAGTCGGGCCCGAACCGGCATTCGGTCATGTTCGACATGTCGTCTTCGAACGCCCAGAAACTGTTCGTCCAAGCCGCCGAACACTTCGTTTCGGAGCTCGAGGAGCAGACGAAACCCAACGCCCCGGTGACGTTGACTTTGGATGGCCATCCGAAACTGGTTCAGCATCTCCGGAACGCCCGGGATTATCCGACGAAGTGGGGGCATTCGTTGTCGAAGGAGATGCGGGATTCGGTGCGGAAGATTGATTTGGCGGTGTGTGCGGTTGGTGCCCGCATGTTGCGTCGGATCGTGCTGAACAGGGGTGGTGGGGATAAGCCCGGTGAACTGCGAGCTTTCACGAGGTAGGTGATGTATGGCCCTTGATGAGCTTTCGGTTCCCGGCAAACTGCAGGAACTGTGGCCCGAGTTTCTGGAGAGCCGCCGCCAATCCGAAGAGTGGGAGAACTGGGCTTTAGGCCAGCAGACCCTCCCTACGATTCCTGACTCTTCGACCAGCGAGTTTAAGGAGCTCCAGAAGAAGTCGATTACGCCGTGGACTGGTCTGATTGTCCAGTCGATCGCTCAGGCGTTGGATGTTGAGGGGTATCGGACTCGGACGGGTGAGGATTCGGCGTTGTGGGAGGCGTGGCAGGTCAACCGGATGGACTCCGAACAGGCCGGCCTGTACGAGGCGGCGCTGACTACTGGTGTCGCCTACCTGACGGTGTTGCCGGACCCGGATTCGACGTTCCCGGAGTGGCGTCCATATTCGTCGGCGCAGATGACAGCGTTCTACGAGTCGCCGTTCGACGAGTGGCCGGTGTACGCGGTTTTCGGTGAGCCGCTTCCGAAGTGGCAGCGGGGCGACGCTGACGAGGCGTGGCGGATCATGTTCTTGGACCACCAGAACGTCTACCACATGCGCCAGTCCCGCCGCGGTTCCACAGTGGCCGGCGAAGCGGAATGGTCCGCTGTCGTCGAGGAGACGATGCCGCACCGGTTCGGGGTCTGCCCGGTAGTCCGGTATGTGAACCGGCAGACGTTGCAGGGTCGTGCGATCGGTGAGGTGGAGCCGCATGTCGCAGTGGCCTCTCGGATCGACCAGACGGTGTTCGACCGTCTCGTGGTGCAACGGTACGCGGCGTGGAATGTGCGGTATGCGACGGGTCTCGATGACCCGATGAAGAACATGACTCTTTCAGAGGAGCAGCGGAAGGCTCTGGCGAGACAGCAGGAGCTCATGTTGAAGGTGGGCGACGTGCTGGCCACGGATAATCCGAACGCGAAGTTCGGTTCCCTCCCCGCCACCCCCCTGGACGGCCACCTCCGTGCCGCGATCGACGACATCCGCATGCTCGCTTCAGTCTCCCAGACCCCGCCGCAGCTTCTCACTGGGGATATCAACAATGTGTCGGCTGAAGCGTTGGCGGCGATCGAGGCGTCGTTCAACCGGAAGGTGGCGCAGCGGAAACAGAACTTTGGTGAAGCCCACGAACAGGCGTTCAGGCTTACCGCGTCGATCATGGGTGTGGAACCGGACGACACGGCGCAGGTGATTTGGCGTGACATGGAGTCCCGTTCGTTGGCTCAAACCGCGGACGCTCTCGGGAAGCTCCGGCAAATGTTGGAGATTCCGCCGGAAGTCTTGTGGGATCATGTGCCGTTCCTGAACGACCAGGACCGTCAGAAGGCGAAGCAGCTCCGCGACGAGGAGAACACTCTCGCCAACTTCTTCATGAACAACATGGAGGCGGTGTGATGTGGCTACCACCACTCAGGGGAGACGGTTAACCGGACTTCACGGTGCCGTTCAACTCCGTCTCGGTTTGGACACGGTTCGCAACTTGGACCAGTTGTGGCGGTTGTTGTCGGACCGGGTGTTGTCTGAGGACGAGTGGGTGGAGGCGGTTCTTGTCGTGTTGGGTCGGGCGCATGGCATGTCGGCGGCTTTGGCCCGCAGGTACTACCAGGCGTACCGGGTGGCCGAAACCGGGGTGGCTGTCCTGTTCGACGGGTTCCCCCAGGTGACGTTCCGTTCGAACCTTGCCCGTGCCGCCCTGCTTCAACAGCTCGCCACTCTTCGTCGTCTCCGCGACTTGGGTGTGGAGGACGCAGTGTTGAAGGTTGGCCGGCAGGTTCAACGGGAGATGGTGGAGGAAGTGTTCCACGGTGGTCGCCGCCAGGTGATCGACACGGTTCGGGATGACCCGGTGGCGTTGGGCTGGTATCGGGTTACTGATGGCGATCCGTGCGCGTTCTGCGCTCTTCTCGCCTCTCGAGGTGCGGTGTATAAGACGCAGCAGTCGGCCAGTTTCGGAGCTCACCCGTCGTGTGGTTGTTCGGCGGAACCGGCGTTCACTTTGGACAAGTTCCGTGACGACCGGTCGAGAGAGTGGAACGACTTGTACCGGACGGCGACTAGGGGCCACCGGGACAAACTGAATGCGTTTCGTCGGGCTTATGAACGTCCGCACATCAACGCTTAGCGCCGTGGAGCAGTGGTAGCTCGCCGCCTTCATGAGGCGGAGGTCGCCAGTTCGAATCTGGCCGGCGCCACTAACGCCCACACCCAGCGTCCAATGGGTGAAACCCATCCCCGACACGGGGGTGGTGAAACCACCGACACGGAGGTTTTCCTATGCCAGACGAAGAGGTCGTTGTCGAGTCCACGCAGACTCCCGATGAGCCGGAGGGTGCCGACACGGAACCCGCCAACCAGCCTGATCTTCAGAAGGAGATCGAGAAGTGGCGTGCCATTGCCCGCAAACATGAGGAGCGGGCGAAGGCGAACGCTGAGGCTGCTGCCCGGTTGAAGGAGATCGAGGACGCCGGCAAGTCGGAAACCGAGAAACTTCAAGCCGCCCTCCAGGAGGCCGAGAAGGCCGCTCGTGAGAACCGTATTAGGGCTCTCAAATTGGAGATCGCTGCGGAGAAGGGCCTGTCTAAGACCCTTGCGAAGTTCCTGCCGGACACCGACAACGAAGTGGACATGATGCAGGCCGCTGACGAGTTGATCGAGGCTTCCGGTTTGTCGCCGGAGGTTCCGAAGAAGCGGCCGAAGTCCCCTCTGACCAGTCCGCTGAGCAGCGGCCAGGAGGCCGACGACGAGAACAAGAGTGTTCTCAAAGCGATGCTCGGCAGAACCACGTAAACACCCCGGCCTGATGGTTCGGGGCTGAACATCTTGAAGGAGGCTCTAGTGAGCAACTTTCTGAAGGCGACCGCGGTGCGTGACAACGCGCTCCGTGCTCTCGCCCTCATGACGAATATCGCCCCGACCGTTTGGCGTGACGCTGGCGGCAGTTTCCGGGGTGCCCTCGGTGACGCGGTGACCATCAGGGTTCCGGCGTACACGGAGGCTGACGAACGGAACATGCGGAACGGCGGTTCCCGTACTCGGCGTGGCCTGTTCGAGTCGAAGGTGGTTGTCACCCTCGACAAGAACCTCTACCGCGACGTTCCTCTCACCGACCCGGAGCAGACCCTCGACATCATGTCGTTCTCCCGGCAGGTGGCGAACCCGGTCCTCGAGTCGATCGCCCGTGGCATTGAGAAGTATCTCGTCGCGAACGCTATTTCGACGGGTACGTACGCCCACCAGGTGTCGATCAACCCGGAGAAGCCGCTTGCGGCGATCACTCAGGCCCGCACGAAGCTGAACAAGAGCAACGTGCCGGCCACTAACCGGTCGCTTGCTGTCGGCGCGGACGTGGCTGAGGTGCTGCTGAACGCTGAGATTCTGACGGCGGTCGACCAGTCCGGTTCGTCTGAGGGTCTCCGCGAGGGTGTGATTGGCCGTCTCCGCGGCATGCCGGTCATCGAGTCGAATTCGATCGCCCCGGACAAGGGGTACGCCTACCACCAGTCCGCCTACGCCCTCAGCCTGCAGGCTCCCATCGTTCCCGATGGTGCTCCTGCCGGGTTCACGGCGACGCAGGACGGGTTCGCTATCCGGATGGTTCAGGTCATGGATTCGTCCACTCTGGACAACATTCTGGCTGCGGACGTGTTCATCGGTGCCGGCCAGGTGAAGGACTGGGGCAGCTTCGATGAGAACGGGATTTGGGTTCCGACTGAGAACCCGGACGACTCGTCCTCCTCGGAGGCTGGTACCCAGCAGTTCATCCGTGCGGTCGAACTGACTCTCGACGAAGAGTCCAGTTCGTCCTGATCGCCACCGAAGGAAAGGGGGGGCCTTCGGGTCCCCCCTACTCACGCTGATGATCCTCACCGTAGGCACGTTCGATATTCCTCACATGGGCCACGCGTCGTTCCTTCGTCGTTTGTCGGAGTTGGGTGACGTGGTGGTCGGTGTTCTCTCTGACGCGTTCGTGGCTGCGGCGAAGGGTCCGCCGGTCTACAACGAACAGGAACGGTTGGCGGCGGTGAGGGGTTTCGGCTACCAGGCGGTGCTGATTCCCGGCGACCCCGACAGGATTCAACACCCTCTCGAGTTGGGCGGTATTGATTTCCTGGCGGTCGGCCTGGACTGGTTCGGTGACAAGTATTTGGACCGGTTGGGGATGACTGTCGACGAGTTGCAGGAGGGGAACGTGGGGTTGATCTTCGTGCCGTACACGGAGACGATCAGCACGATGGATATCAGAAAGCGGTTGCGGTGATCCCCCGGATCGTCCACCAAATCTGGTTAGGGCCCGACAAACCCCTCGAATGGATGGACCAGTGGCGCACCCACTGCGACCACTACGGGTGGGATTACCGGCTGTGGGGCGAATCCGACTTCGGCTGGTTCCGCAACCAACACGTCTACGACTGGTACATGCGGTTCGGGCATTATCCGGGAGCAGCGGACGTGGCCCGTGTCGAAATCCTGTTCGAATACGGCGGCTGGTATATCGACGCTGACGCCGAACTCGTGGATCCGGAAGGGTTTTTCAACCACTCCATGCACGACGGCGGGTTCGTGTGCGCCGACCACTTCTACCATCCGCACAGGTATTTGAACGGCATGTTGGGTTCGGAACCCCGACACCCCATCACCGCCAGGTACGTGCGGCTGATCGGTGAATGCTACGACGCCGACGAGCTGACACCCCCGTGGGACACGATCGGAGGCACCGGCCTGTTCAAAGCGGTGAACGAGGTTGGTGGTGCGACGGTTGTTCCGATGAGAACGTTCATCGACCAACACTTCGGGAAACCGGTTCCGGGTGTGGAACCGAACCTGATCCGCCACCACCAGTACTCGACTCGTAAAGGGGGTTGGCATGCTGGTGGTGGTTCTCGCTGACGGCAAATCCAAACCCAACCATTTAGACAACCACCGGCTCCTCACCCCCATCGACGGGAAACCGCTCCTCCAACGAACCATCGACCAGTTCTCCCCTCACGGCCCGGTCGCGGTCCTGTCCGGCGACCTGACCATCCGAAAAGCAGTCAACCCGACAAGGTTCCTTCCCGGCTCCGACAAGTCGCACCTGTTCTACGGGGCGGACATGATCCGAAAAGGGCTCGAACAGTACGCAGGCCCCCGTACGGTCATCGTGTTCGGTGATGTCGTGTTCACCGATGCTGCTGTCGCAACCATCGCCAACCATGAGGTTGAGGATTGGGCGGTGTACGGCCGGTCCAAAGTCGTCTCCGACAAGGTGGCTCCGTATGGCGAATACTTCGCCATCGAAATCAACACGAACCGCGTAGTTGACCAAGGGTTCAAAGCTCTCCGCACCATCGCCCTCAAACACAAGCGGGGCGAGTGGCGGCGATGTACCGCCTGGGAGTGGTACTTCGAAATGGAAGGTCTCCCCTACCGGATCAAAGACTCGAAGAACATCGCGGTTGGTCCGCATTGGGTGGAGATCAACGACACCACCGACGACATAGACCTCCATTCAGATTTGGAAAGGGTGACGTGAGGGTTGTTGTTCTCATGCCGTGGCGTCCCAGTCCCGAACGGGTCGGCCACCACCAGCTAGTCACAAACCACCTCAAAGAGTTCGGGTTTCCGATTTTCGAAGCGGACGCTGGCGGCGACATTTTCTCTTCCGCACGCTCATACAACAAGGCTGCAGCCGAAGCGGGAGATTGGGATGTGGCGATCCTCCACGAAGCCGACGTGTGGGTTGACCACTCATCGTTGCATGCGGCCCTCGAGTTCCGGTCGGCTTTCGTCTACGCCTACGACGAGGTGATCACTCTCACCGAGGAGGCGTCGGCCCAGTTTCATCGGGGTCAGCGGGAGTTCGGACCGGACGACTACACGCGGAGAATCCAGTACCGGAAACTGACTCCTGGTGGTCCGCGTGTGGTGGCCCGGTGGTTGTGGGATCGGACCGGAGGGTTCGATGAACGGTTCGTCGGGTGGGGTGGCGAAGATAATGCGTTCCGGTTTGCGTGCGGGAAACACGCCGGCCCCGCACAACGAGTTCCGGGAGTGTTGTACCAGTTGTGGCATCCCCGCAACCCCGACGACCCGTATTTCGCTCGGTGGCCGAAGAACAGGAAGCTCTACGCGAACATTAAACGGGGTTACGCCTAGATGGATGTTGTGTATGTGGTGGGCGACCTCACCGAAGAACTCCGCTACTCGCTCCGGTCTCTGCGGTTCGTGGATCACGACCGGGTTTGGATTGTCGGCTCCCTCCCGGACTGGGCGACCAACGT